AGGTTTTGAGAAGTTTGGAGACTTAGTTATTGAAACCACTGCGGTAGGTATTGTTACTGCAAAAGAAATAATTGTTGAATCTACTATAGATTTGTTTGGAGAGGAATCTTTATACTGTTTCTCTGATTTTGATAATGTAACTGAAAGAACAAAAGAAATTTCTCAAAATAAGATAGTATCAACAGACATTGTATTTGAGAATAGATTACTTGTTGACTTCTTTGAATCTAGAGGAAATAGAGTTCTAAAAATTGATGACTTTAGTGATCAATTCAATTCAAATCCTAGAGAGACAAAATTCTCTACAATTGACATTTTTGAAAACAAATATGTCTGGAACAAGATATTCACTTTAGTTCAAGATAGTGAACTTAGAAATAGAAAACAGTTTAGTGCTGTAACCATACTTCAAGATGGTACAAATGGTTATGTAAATGAATACGGTTCAATTGATACAGGAGTTGCTCTTGGGTCATTTGATCATAGAGTAAGAGATGATAATCAATGGGATCTGACTTTCTTCCCAAATCTGTTTAAGTTTAACAATTACGATGTTTCTTATTTCTCTTACAGTGGTATAGAAAATATTACCAATACAGGTTCAATTTCTTTAGGTAATATAGTATCAATACGTTCATCTTCTGTAAATGTTCCTGTCGCAACAGAAACTACCATTGTAGAAATTCCTACAGTAAATAGATCTGCAAAAGTACATGTTCAACTTCAAGATAGTGATAATAATTACTTCTACACTGAACTGAGTATTCTTAAAAATGACTCAGGAAGTGTTGAACTACTTCAATATGGCGATATTGATACAAATCCAGGAATAACATCGGGATTTGGAACATTTGATGCAACTATTGATGGAAGTAATATAGATGTGAATATCACACCAATTGTTGGAACTGCAATAACTGCAAATGTTCTTTCTATTGAAGTTCACGATAGTAATAATACAACTGGTTCACAAAGTTTGGAGGTTTCAAATCTTCAAACATATTACTCATCAATATCCCAAAACTCTAATCCCACTGCACAGACTATTGCTTCATATTCTGATCCATTCTCATCTGGATACTTCTTGGTAACAATTGAGGATACAACAAACAATGAATATGAGATGTTTGAGTGTCATGTTGTTGATTTTGACAATATTGCAGTTGTAAAATATGGTGAAATAGCATCAAATCTGGGTTTAGGTACAATTGGTGCTTCTGCAAGTGGTTCTCAGGTCAATTTAGAATTCACTCCAAACCCAAACATTGCTGTTAATGCAATTACATATGGTGTTACTCTTAAAAATTATGATAATGTTGTTGGTATTAATTCAATCTCTGATCTCAATAATAACATTTTATTCTCAGATTATGGAAACTACACTGGTACTGAATTTGATAAGAAGACAGCATTTAATTTGAAGAATAATGACTTACAAATTTTCCAAAGATCATTCTTAGGAAATGACGGATCAGTGGTACGTTTAAACAATAATAATGTAATTATAAAACAACACTACTTTGTAACTGGAGAAAAAGTTAATTACAGTTATGAGGGTTCTGAATTCTCCACAGAAAATGCTATTAGTATAGCAACAACAAATATTTCTGGTGTATCTACTGATAAATTGCCAACAGAACTCTTCATCGTTAAGATTGATGACAAAAGAGTTGCGTTTGCAGCAAGTGCTACTGATGCCCTTCAAGTTCCTCCTGTTATACTTGATCTTACATCAGTGGGAGTTGGAACAGATCATAGAATTACCTCACAGAAACAAAATGCAAAGGTACTAGTTGCGATTGACAATTTTGTTCAAGCACCTGTGACAGAAGTGAGTGTATCCACGGCACTGGATCAAAATATTGTATTTGATAATGTATTTGATGTTACTGGTATTCAATCATTCAAGGCCAGTGATACCATCAAGATTGATGATGAATATATGTTGATCCAAGATATTGGTGTCAGTAATACCAATTCATTTAGAGTCTTAAGAGGACAATTGGGTTCTGGTGTTGCAACTCACTTAAGTGGTGCAGATATTGAACTTATTGGTGGTGATTATAATATTGTAGATAACACCATACATTTTGTTTCTGCACCATTTGGAAAGACGCCCATCGGAACCACAACAGGTAGTCCTGATGAAAGAGATTACAGTGGTATCACAACTAATTCAACATTCCAAGGAAGAACCTTCCTTAGAAGTGGTATTGAAAATGAAACCATTGACACATATGCAACAAATTACACCTTTAACAATATACAGAGTCAATTTGATGGTCAAAAGAGAGACTTTAGATTACTAAGTGAAGGAAATAATATTGTAGGATTCTCGACTCAACAAGCTATTATTCTAAACTCAAATATTATTCAAGAACCAAATGCATCACAGGATACTCTTGGTGATTATCGTTTAATTGAAGACTCTGGTATTACGAGCATTCGTTATACTGGTGATAATATTTCATCTGAGGATGATCCAAATAGTGCTGATATACCAAGAGGTGGTAATATTATTTCTGTAGGATCAACTAATGGATTTGGTTACCAACCATTAATCCAGGCTGGTGCGACTTGTACTGTACAGTCTAAGGTAATCCAATCTGTATCAATTGGTAATAGTGGTTCAGGATATAGAGTTGGAGTTCAGACCGTAGTTAATGTTGGATACATTCAAGCAACTGATACAACTGCTACAGTCGTTAATATTGGTACTGCTACTGTAGAAAATGGACATGTGGTTGCGATTAATATTCCACATACTATTAATATCGGAACTAATGTTGTACCAAGAATTGTAATTGATGCACCATTACCATATGCAGATATTCCATTGATATATTCTGAGGGTCAAACTGGAGTTGGAACTGGTGCAAGAGTTGATATTACTGTTGGACAAGGTTCAAGTGTAATAGATTTTAACCTCAAAAATGTTGGTTTTGGTTATGGTCTGGGAGAAAAATTAAGAATTCCATTAGGTGGATCTATAGGCATACCGACTACCTCAGATTTTGCAAACAATGAGTTTGAACTTACTGTAACAGATGTATATCGTGATACCTTTAATGGTTGGACTGTAGGAGAGATAGAGGTATTTGATAAGTTGAACGATCAGTTTGATGGTGTACAAACAAAATTTGATCTTACGATTGCAGGTGATTCATTTGCAATTGTTGCCAAAAAAGGTTCTGGAATTATTCTATCTCAAAATCTAATAGTAACAATAAATGACATCTTACAGGTTCCTGAAGAATCATATAATTTTACAGGAGGTAGTTCTATTGAATTTACAGAGGCACCTAAAAAAGGAGATACCTCAAAGATATTGTTCTATAAAGGAACTCCAAATGTAGACGTTGTTCTTGTAGATGTTCTTGAGACTGTTAAGGTTGGTGATACATTACAAATTCTAAATGACGCAAGTATTGGACAATCTTTTGGATTGGCACAAAATCCTAGAACTGTAACAGGTATTTCTACACTGGATACTGTAAATACATTCCCGTATGTAAGTCCAGGGGTATCGAATGACAGGACACTCGTAAGACCTGTAACTTGGTGTAAACAAACTAAGGACATTTCAATTAATGGTACCTTTGTTACAAAGGATAGAATTTCCCAAGAACCTTCAATTTTCCCTGCAGCTTATCTCACCTCATTTGTTGGTGTAGCAAGTAACTTTGCATATGTTGATTCAGTAAGACCTATCTTTGATTTAAGTAGAGAGACATCTCTAATCAGTTATCAGGATAAAATCACTATTACTGATCAATCAACAATTACACCTGCATCTGCTAATGTGAGTATAGCAGGTTCAGGAGTTGGGGCAATTTCAATTACAAATAATGGTAAAGGATATTCAAATCTTACTTCACCATCGGTTTCAATAAGTGATCCTGATGATAAAGTAAATGGAACACGTGCTACTGCTACTGCGACTGTTGTAGGTGATCAGGTATCTTCAATAACAATCACCAATGTAGGTGCTGGTTATACTCAAGATCCTCTTATTCTTATTGAAGAACCTTCTTTAAGAACAGAAACTATAGAAGTTGATACTTATAAGGGTGATCAAGGACAAATTGTAGGAATTGCAAAATCATCAGGTGGTCTTGTTACTGTAGAACTTTACATACCACAAGACTCTTTCTTAAGAGACCCTAATAATGTTGGTACTGCAGTTACTTTGAGCACAATAACTGGAAGTGATATATTTGTTATTAATCGCTCAAATGTTTCTTTGGGTAGTAGTACCAATTCTGATGGAATTTATAGAGCAGTTAGAGCTTCTAACTTTACCAAGGACTTATCAAGTCTTGGTCTTGGTACAACAACCATAAGAAGAGTTGAATTTATTGTTCCTGGTTCTTCTGGTAGTGGTTCTTTCAATAATAATAGGGTATTTGGAGAATATACCTTCGGCAAAATTGAATTTACTTCTAGAACTGCAAATTCACTGGAGTTCTCACCAGAATCATATCAAGGTATTACATCATCTCCACTCATTCAAAGAACAAATCCTCTGAAATTTGATAATTATCTATCATAACATTTATTATCACCTATAAATATAAAAAAAAGTTCCATAAAAATGGCTGCGATAATTACTGATCAACTTCGCATATTAAATGCCAAGAATTTTGTAGATTCTGTTAAAGATTCTAATAATTCTTATTATGCATGGATTGGACTGCCAGATGCCTCTAATTTCCAAAGTGACTGGGATCAAAATCCACCTTCCCCTAAAGATAGTTTTGATGATTCTAACTATTATTGGGACACAATGTTGGCATTGAAGAGGATAAATTCTGGTGATGTTACTCAGGTTATAAGAAAAATTACATGGCAGTCAGGAACCACATATGATATGTGGAGAAATGATATTACGAGAACTAATCCTTCTTTACCATCTAATGCACTTGATATATACGATTCTAATTTTTATGTTTTAAATAGTGAATTTAAGGTTTATATATGTCTTTTTAATAATAGTAATCCAGATAATGTAAGTGGTAGTCCATCACTTGATGAACCAAACTTTACTGATTTAGAGCCAAGAGAGGCTGGAAGTAGTGGTGATGGATATATTTGGAAATATCTTTATACAATCAATCCTGATCAACTTGTAAAATTTGACTCTACAAATTATATTCCTGTTCCTAATGATTGGGATACCAATTCAAAGTTCACAAGTATCAGAGAAAATGCAAAATCATCAGGTCAAATTAAAATTGTAACAATAACAAACAGAGGTGAAGGAATTGGGAACCCAAATCAAACATACACAGTTCCAATTTTAGGAGATGGAACTGGAGGAGAAGTAACACTTGTAACTAATAATGATTCCAAAGTAGAATCTGTTACTGTTTCAAGGGGTGGCAATGGTTATACGTTTGGAACTCTTGATTTAGATAAGGGTGCAGTACCAAGTGGAACTGTTGATCCAGCTTTTGATGTTATTATTCCACCTCCTGGTGGTCATGGTGCCGATATTTACCGTGAATTAGGTGCATACAACGTTCTATCATATGCAAGATTTGAAAATGATACACAAAATCCAGATTTTGTCACTGGAAATGAATTTGCTCAAGTAGGAATTGTAAAAAACCCAAAGAGTTTTAATACAACGACCAATCTGAGTGAGGATAAAGCAAGTGCACTTTATGCACTGAAACTTAATGGTGATATTAACAGTACAACATTTACTCCAGATAGTATCATTACCCAAACAGTTGGAGTTGGATCTACTGCGGTTGGTAAAGTTGTCTCATACGATGAACTTACTGGTGTTTTAAAATATTGGCAGGATAGAAGAACTGCAGGTTTTAATAGTGATGGTACAAGAAATAGTTCTCCTGTTTATGGGTTTGAACAGTTAAGATTTTCTGCAGAACCAGCAACAGGAGGATCTGTTCAAATAGTTGGGGGTAGTAGTAATCTTAATATTGATACAAATTTTACAGGTGTATCTACCACTCTAAATAATAGGACATACTTCCTGGGTCAGAAATTCACTAATGGAGTTTCAAACCCAGAGTCTCAGAAATATTCTGGTGACATCATTTATGTTGATAACAGACCCTCTGTTACTAGATCATCTTCACAGAAAGAAGACGTTAAAGTTATCTTGCAATTCTAAGAGATATGCCACAGGAAACTAATCTCAATGTCGCACCTTATTTTGACGACTTTGATCCCCAATCTAACTATTACAAGGTTTTATTTAAACCAGGTTTTCCTGTCCAGGCAAGAGAACTAACAGGTTTACAATCAATTCTTCAAAATCAGATTGAGAGTTTTGGTAATAATATCTTCAAAGAGGGTGCAAAAGTCATCCCTGGCGATTTAACGTATATTCAAAACTTTTATGGTGTTCAAATTGAGACAGAATTTCTTGGTATTCCTGTAGGAATTTATCTTGATCAACTTATAGGCACTACTATTACAGGGGCAACCTCTGGTATCACTGCAAAAGTTGTATCATATATCACAGATGAAGAGTCAGAAAGAGGAGTTTATACACTTTATTTAAATTATGAGAATTCTCCAACATCAGATGAGGGGATTATTTCATTTTTGGACAATGAAGTCCTATTGACTGGTAAAAATATCACATATGCATCTACATTTATTTCATCTGGTGAAGGTTTTGCGACTACAATTCCTTCAAATTCTGCAATTATTGGATCTTCTTTTAATATTTCCCAAGGGGTTTATTATCTTAGAGGATATTTTGTAAATGTTGATGAACAAACCTTAATTCTGGATCAATATAGTAACACACCATCTTATAGAGTTGGTTTAGATGTTGTTGAAGAGATTATTTCCTCAGATGATGATCCATCATTGAATGATAATGCCCGTGGATTCAATAATTTTACTGCTCCCGGTGCAGATAGACTTAAAATTTCAACAACTCTCTCCAAAAAACCACTTGGAAGTTTTGATGAGTCAAATTTTGTTCAATTATCAGAGGTAAAGGACGGAATTTTACGTCTAATTAACAAAAATACAGAATTTAACTTCCTTGGTGACGAATTTGCAAGAAGAACTTTTGATGAATCTGGAAATTATTATGTAAAAGAATTTGTAACATCTGTAAAAAACAGTCTTAATGATAATGAGGGCAATAGAGGGATCTATAATTCAAATCAAACCACACAATCAGGTAATGTACCTAGTGATGATATTGGAATTTACAAAATTTCTCCAGGTAAGGCATATGTAAAAGGTTACGAAGTAGAGACCATTGCAACTTCTTTGATTGACTTTCAAAAACCAAGGTCAACAAGGTCTGTTGAAGATCAAGCAGTAAACTTTGGTTTTGGTCCAACTTTAAATCTTAATCGTGTAAGTGGTTCTGCACAAATTGGAGTTAATACCACTCTGACATTAAGTCTAAGAGATCAAAGAATTGGTAGTGATTCATTATCATCTGCGGGTAAAGAAATTGGAATCGCAAGGGTATATGATTTTGCTTTAGAAAGTGGTTCTTACGATACAAATTTTCCAAACTTAAATGTTTGGGATCTTTCTTTGTTTGATGTTCAGACATACACTGATATTACTCTTAATGAACCAGTAACACTTAACACCTCAACATTTATAAAAGGCGAGTCAAGTGGTGCAAAAGGTTATCTTAAGAGTAATGTTTCCGCAGGAACTGCAATCACTGCTTACAATGTTGAAGGAGAATTTTTTAAAGGTGAAAGAATTATTTTTAATGGGGTTTTAGATGATGCAAGATTTATTGTAAGTGACAAAAACTATAAACTTTCTGATGTTAAATCTGTATTCACTAACGTAGGATCATCTAAAACATTTACTGGAGATACTATTCAATCTAAAGTACGTAGTTTTGGTTCTGCAAATGTTTCTGCAGAAGATAGTGGTTCATCATTAATTTCAATACCAGTAGATCCTGGTTTCTCTTTTATAGGTATTGTTTCAACTGGCAATCTTGTCAGATATTCAAGACCAGATTTAGATACTGCAAGTTTTGCAAGAGTTACTGGAGTTGGTAGAACAAATATTACAGTACAAGCAGTAACAACTGTAAGTGGTATTTGTGATGGTACTTTACCATCTTCTTCTGAAACTGTTTCAAACCTAGAACTTCTTTCTACCAAAGGATCAAGTTCTTTTGATTCTGGCAATTCATCAAGTAATAACGCAATTTTCAGTGAATTACCAAAACAAAATATTTCATCGGTAGATCTTTTAGGATCAGAACTTGTAATAAGAAAGCAGTTTAATACATCCATTACTAATAATTCAACTCCAATTATAAATGCAGGGTCTAATGAGGTATTTTTGCCATTCGATGAGGAAAGATATACTCTGATTAGATCTGATGGAAGCACAGAAGTATTGACTGATGACAGATTTGATTTCACTAATGGTTCTCAATCACTTCAAATTAATGGTCTTGGTTCAAATGATACTGATACACAATTAATTACGACTATTAGAAAAACTAATGTTACCTCAAAAACAAAACTTAGAAATATATCTAAAGATCTGATTATTAATAAGTCGAGTAATTCTGCTTCAGGTATTGGAACTACTACTTTGAATGACGGTCTTAATTATGGAAACTTCCCATTTGGAACAAGAGTTCAAGATGAGATAATATCACTCAATACAGTAGACGTTTATAAAATCTATGGTATTTTTGAGTCAGAAAATAATGAAGATCCAACATCACCATTTATGAAATTGTTACAACTTGATGGTATAAGTGGTACTACTAATGATCTTATAATTGGTGAAACTTTAGTTGGTCAGACTAGTGGTGCAAAGGCTGTATATCTAAGGAAACTTGACGACACATCAATTTACTTTACATACTTAAATCAATCAACATTTAAGAACGGTGAAGTTATCAATTTCAAAGAATCTAGTGTAAATTGTATATCTTCTGAGGTTAAATTAGGTTCTAAAGAAATTACAACAGACTTTAAGTTCTTTAATGGTCAAAAAAATACTTTTTACGATTATTCAAGACTGATTAGAAGGGGTGAAGCACAAATTCCTGCAAGAAAACTTCGTGTATATTATGCATCATCAACTTATGATTCAGGTGATACTGGAGATATCACCACTGTAAATTCATATATTGGTTATGACTATGGAAAAGAAATTCCATTGACTGGAAATGTTAGAAATTCTGATATAATTGATGCAAGACCAAGACTTTCAGATTACTCAGTTGTAGAAGGTGCAAAATCACCATTTGAATTTGATGGAAGGGTATTTGCCGATGGTGCAAATGGTAATTTACAATCTTCTAAAAATGTAATAGCATCAGATGAATCACTCACAGTAAATTATGAGTATTATCTGCCTAGAGCTGATAGAATATACATTGATAGAGAAGGTTCTCTTGGTGTATCTTACGGTACTCCAGACGATCAACCAAGACTTCCAGATAGTTTGAGCAATGTAATGAACATTGCAAATGTTTACCTACCTGCGTATCTTTATAATGTATCTGATGCTGAAGTAAAATTCATTGAGAATAAGAGATATCAGATGAGTGATATCGCAAAACTTGAGCAGAGAATTAAGAATCTTGAGTACTATACCTCATTGAATCAACTTGAAACAAATACACTTAATTTATTTGTAGAAGATGCTAATGGAAATAACAGGTTTAAATCTGGTATTTTTGTTGATAACTTCACAACTCTTGAAACTCAAGACACCTCTATTGGTATAAGAAATAGTGTAGACACTGAGAGAGGTATTCTAAGACCATCTCACTACACTACTGCAATCAATCTTGAACTTGGAACCACCGCAATATCTGGAATTGGTACAACTTCAAATACAAATCAAGATTCCAATTTTGCAGAGGTAGTAGGTGTAAATGTCAAGAAGACTGATAGAATACTTACTCTTGGTTATACCGATAATGTATGGTTGGAACAACCTTATGCAACAAGAGTTGAGAATGTAACCCCATTCCTTGTTCAATTCTGGCAAGGTAATATTGAACTCACCCCTGAAGTAGATATTTGGATTGATGTCAATGAACTTGAAGTTAATGATGTTCTTCTAGAAGGTTCTTTCAGAGGTGTTGCAGAGGCACTTGGTGCAGATATTACGACAAGAGCAGATGGAACAAGATCAGGTATATCACCTGTCGTTTGGAATTCATGGGAAACTGTTGGTGTAAATGTTAATACATCTTTATCCAATAATCAATCTACAGAGACTAATTCTACAAATAGACAAACTGGTTCAAATACGCAAAGTTCCAACG